CACCCGCCGTACCGGCGGGGTGGTCTCGCGCCCGCCCGCTACAAGGAGACCCAGCCATGACGATCTGCTCCACATGCCAGTCCGAATGGGGCGGCGCGAACACCTGCCACTGCTCCGGATGCCACACCACCTTCACAGGAATCACCGCATTCGATGCACACCGCCGTGGAGGGCAGTGCATTCCCGCTGAATCAGCCGGTCTCACGCTCACAAAAAGGGCGTACCCCTGCTACGGGTACCCCTCGGACGATTCGGGCGCCTGGTGGGCCGACAGTGCCGAAACCGAAGGCGGACAACTCACGATCGGAACCCGGCCATGCCGACCGTGTGCGACATGGCCGGCACCGCCCTCATCCACCTCGGAGAAGACGAATGAGCGAGCTCGAGTTCAAGCCCGGAACCATCCGCCGCATCGACTGGATCATCGACGGCTACGTGTACGGCGAATACGACCTGTTCGAGTGCGGGGCGCGTATTGGACGCACGCTCACGGCAAACGTCAAGTCGATCGGAGGGGACGAATGAGCAAGTATGCGATCCGCATCTGTGGCGGCGACTACGGCTTACTCGACCGTCGCGATCCCTGCGCGAGCACCCTGCACAACTGGCCTCTACCGGCCGGGTACGTCGATGCCGCCGAAATGGCTGCATCCCGCCTCGCACACGGTTGGGGAAACCCGAAGTGCCCTGACTGTGGCCTATACGGGTGGACACCCGGCCAATTTAAAGGCACCGCGGCGGAATCGGTGGAAGTGAAGGTGAGGCCATGAGCACGGAACGTTTGGAGTCGGGTCTCGCTGTGACCGTCCGGCAGATCGACGAACTCACCGCCACCATCGGACGAGTGCGTGCAGTCGTTGACCAACTCCACGTCGAACGCGATGTCTATGTCCGGCTCGGGCAGCACGGCATTGCCCAACTCCTCGGCACGTACGCATCGATGTTCGACAAGGCGATAGGAGACAAGCCATGACCGCGCCCCGTGACCTCGCCGACGCCCAAGCCCGCCTCGACGCCACCGAAGCCGCCCTCGCCGGACTGGTCCACGAAAACAACGAACTGCGCGCCGAAGTCCGCCAACTCGCCGACGAAAACGAGTTCCTTGACAGCGCGCTTGAGATGAACATCATGCACGCCGAGAAGTGGCAGCAACGGGCACTCGAAGCCGAGTCCTCACTCGCCGAACGCAACGACAGCTACGACCACCTCGCACGCAACTACCGACAACTCCGCGCCGACATCAACCGCATGATCGCCAGCCACAAAATGGCCGCCGAATACTCGGACAACGAGGCGCTGAGACGCGCCTACGGGCGCATTGCAGGGGAGTTGGCTCACGCCCTCGAACGGCCACTCGAAGGAGACAAGCCATGACCGCGTACTGCCCGAACAAACTCCCCGGCAACGCACACACCTGCCTGTGCACCGCCCTCGCACACCACCCCGGCGGCCACCTGTGCGCCTGCGGACACACCTGGGGCGACCCCTGGCACACCATGACCTACGACCAGCAACGCGCATGGCTCGGACTACCCACACCCGAACCAATCCCCACCTACATGGACGTCGCCCGCGCCATCAGCGCAGCCGTCACCCTCCTCGGAGACCTGTGCAGCGTCGAAATCAGACCCGGCGAATGGGACTTCACCGAAATGGGCCGCAAAGCGGTCGACGGATTTCTCAAGCAGATCGAGCAGGAGGCGTCATGACCCACACCCTCGAGCTCTACCGCGCGAAGGACGGTTGGCGGTGGCGACGACGCGCCAACAACCACAAGATCGTGTCAGACAGCGGTGAAGCCTACGTCGACCGCCGAGACGCCATCCACGGAATGCACCTTGCGAACGGTGACTGGCGCGACTGCCGACTCATCGACGACGCCGACAACCTCACACTCACCGACGCCGACATCGACGACGAGGAACGACCATGACCGACCGGGACGGCTACTACCTCCCACGCCACGACCAGGACAAGCTCATCGAACTCCTCGACCAAATCCCCGACCTCATCGAAGACCTCACTATCGCGATTTCGCGCCAAGACCGCATCGCCGGCGGCGGCCCCCGCACCCGCAACGGATCCGACGAACAACCCATCCCCATCGGCCTCCACGCCATGGAAGCCGCCGACCTCCTCCACCACACGCTCACTGCCTGGACCAACCACGTCTGCGAACAACGCAACTACCCGCGACCACGCAACGACACACTCACCCTCGCCGCCTGGCTCAAACGATGGATCATCGCCCTCGCCCTCACCGAAGGCAGCGAAGAAGCACCCCACGACATCCGCCTCGCCGTACGCCAAGCACGACAAGCCGTAGACCGCCCACGCGAAAAACACATCGAACGACCACCAGACGAATCACTCGACGCCGTAGGACTCACCAAGGACGAACTCCGAGAAGCCATCTACGCCCGCACCGGTCAACGCATCCCCCGCAAACACATCGACAACTGGATCAGACGAGAACACATCACCACCATCGAACCCGGCTACTACTCGCTACCCTCAGCACTCGACTACCTCGCACGGCGAGACCAGGAGAAAATGAGCGCATGAACGCCATCGAACAAGGTGCCCGCGCCCGCGTATGGGACCACGACTTCAACCTCATCGGCGAAGTCCAACCCAGTGCGATACAAGACGAAGAGGGAGTCATCACCCTCGACAGGAATGACCCCATCGCCAAAGCGCTTACCTCGAAAACCGCAGCACCGAAGTGGCTGACCGTCGACAGCCGAAGCGGGCGATGGACCGGAAGGCTTCGGTTCACCGAGCGCACCACCCGCAACCCGAATGTCACCTTCACATTTGAGCCGCTGCCTCCCGACGAATATGGTCGGCAATGGTCCCAGTGCGCACAGTGCGGTGACGTCATCTACGACGGAATCTGGATACCCGAATCAGATCTCAACGATCTCGTTCGAATCCACAACACGCATTGCGGCACAACCACGTGACCAGCAGTGAGCCAAGCGTGTGATACGCTTCGCGCGAAGCCGAGTGTGACCGACAAGGTCCCTCGGCTTTCGTCGTCGAGAGGGGACACCCGATGATGCTCCGACCCTGGATCCACACACTCCTCACCACCCTCGCCATCCTCGGCATCAGGTACACACGATGAGCATCACCGAACTCCACAATCGATTCGCTGACCTCAACGCACGACTCAGACGCGCACGATTCGACAACGATGACGAAGCAATCACCGTCATCGAAGCGGAGATGAATCGCATCCTCGACCTGTACAACGCAAGTCGTCCACCCTCGCAGCAGCCATAGGCGCTCGGGTGGCCGCGGCCCCGCGCTGATCCAAGGGTGGTGACAGCGCGGGGCCACCAACCATCAAAGGGGTGACGATGAGCCGAGCATGGGCCGGCGGATCAACCCGCCAATGGCGCAACCAACGCCAACGAGCACTCAAGCGAGACAACCACCGATGCGTCCAATGCGGAGCATCAGCAGAAGAAGTCGACCACATCCTCAGCAAGCAAGAGGGTGGCACAGACGAACTACACAACCTGCGTTCCCTGTGCAGACAGTGCCACATCCCGTACACCCGCCAACAATCGGCAGTAGGCCAGGCAAGGCGTAGCCCTAAGAGGCTACCTCCCTGTCACCCCGGCCTGATATGAAGATCAGACAAGAAGGCCCGACGAGTGTTGGAGCACTCGCCGGGCTGATGCCAACCTGATGGAAGCAGGCTGACATGCCCAGTCTTACATGCCAGACCGACGGATGTGAACGCCCCATCCTCGGCCGCAAACTCTGCGCAACCCACTACAGCAAGTGGTACCGAACGCAGCGGAAGTACACCATCGTGTGCCTCGGATGTGGAGAGACCGTGAAGGTCCCCCGAAACACCTCCACCACATGCTCCCGGGAATGTGCTGCGACAGTAGCCAACGCCGCATCCCAATTGGCGCAAGCGAGCAATGGAACCACCACGAGACTGACCCAATGCGAATGGTGTTGGGAACTGTTCGCAGCTACCTCGATCAAGAAATTCTGCAGCGATACGTGCGCCAACAATTCGGCGACCGAGCGCGCAAGACTTCAACGCTCACCCCTGCGAGCGGCCATAGAAGATGGAGACCACGACACTGCCATAGCCCTCATCGGAGCCAGGGCAGACCGAACCGAACGGGGGTGCTGGGAGTGGCCTAAGGTACGAGACGGGTACCCCTATATCCGAGTGGGGAAGAGGGATATCGGCCTACATCGGATGGTCCTCGAGATCAAAGAGGGGCTCCCCCTGGGGGTGCAGTCAGCGCACCACATATGTGCCAACACCAAGTGCGTCAACCCCGACCATTTACAGCCTGTGACCCACAGGGACAACACAGCTGAGATGCTGGCCCGCCGCACCTACCTCGACCGCATCGAAGAGCTTGAGGGGGCACTGATGGCCCTCGACCCCAATCACCCACTCCTCGATCGGGTAAGGGTGGCCTAAGACCCTCCCCTGGTGGGGGTTCGGCCACCGGAGGGCATAGGGACCGCCGGTCTGTAGGAGTTCCAAACCGTTCTCACCCGCGTACACGAGGAGGTGCCTCATGCCCGTGCCTGGACGGAAACCGTCGGCCGACGGCCAGAAGCGCCACCGCGGCAAGTCGGACGTTGACTGGGTCGAGGTCCCGGACGTGCCGTACGACGGTGAGCGCCCGAAGCTGCCGACTACCCGAACTGTCGTCACCCGCGACGGTCAGGAGAAGGTGCGGCTGCAGACGATGACCCGCAAGTGGTGGGACACGATCTCCCGGATGCCGCACTGCGTTATGTGGACCGACTCGGACTGGATGTTCGCGATCACCACCGCGATGGTCGCTGACGCCGCGTACTGCGGGATCGCCTCGGCCGCGGTCGAGCTCCGCAACCGCGAGAAGGTGCTGGGGACGACCGCGGACTTCCGGCGGGACCTTCGGATCCGGTATGTGCCAGTGGAGGAGAAGTCGGAGCCGGCGAAGGTGACGAACATTGATCGCTTCCGAAACCTCTGAGCTTCCGCCCGGCTACTGGCTGGATCCGGAGACCGGTGCATGGATGACGATTCCGTGGCCGGCCGATGAGGACGACAAGGCGTTCCTGATCGAGAACTCCCTCGGCCCGGATCTGATCGATTGGGCGGAGTGGCGCACGGACGAACCTGGCTTGGTCGACTATCTGACCGGAAAGCCGTGGCGGTTCACTGCGGGGCAGGCCCGGTTTCTGATTCTCTGGTACGCCTACGACCCGCAGCGGGGTCGCTGGTTGTATCGGTCGGGTGTGAAGCGTGGCGCGAAGGGAACCGGCAAGGACCCGTTCGGTGGCGCACTGTGCGACATCGAGCTCGTCGGCCGCTCACAGCTGGTGTTCGACGAGGACACCGAATCGTGGACCGGTCAGCGGCACATGCTGCCGTTGGTGCAGATCGCCTCGAACTCGGAAGCGCAGTCGAAGGACACCCTGCGGATCGCGAACGCGATGTTCAACCATGAGGCCCGCGAGTACTTCGGCATCGACTGCGGTGAGACCCGCACGATCCTGAAGGATGGTGGCCGCCTCGAGGTGCTGACGGCGTCGGAGCGCACGTCGGAGGGTGACCCGGCGACGTTCATTCTGCTGAACGAGTCGCATCACATGACGGAGTCGTCTGGTGGGCACAAGCTCGCCGCGGTGGCTCGTCGCAACGTCGGTAAGTCTCCGGCCACCTTGCAGGCCCGGATCTGTGAGATGACGAATGCTCACCAGTCGGGTGGGGATGCGGTGGCGGAGCGCACGTTCGAGGCGTGGCAGGCGCAGGTGTCGGGGCGCGCGAAGCGTCGGGACATCCTGTACGACAGCATCGAGGCGGATCCGTCGACGGATCTGTACGACGACACGGCTCGGATGCGAGCCTTGTCGCAGGCTTATGCGGACGCTCCGTGGGCGGACCTCGAGCGGTTGTCGGACGAGATCCTCGACCCTCGCACGTCGGTGGCGGATTCGATCCGTTACTACCTGAACGGTCTGGCCGCGGCGGAGGACGCCTGGATCGATCCGCGCAAGTTCGATGCGTTGGCGCGGCCGGAACTGTCACTCGCTGACGGCGATCAGATCGCGATGTTCCTGGACTGTTCGAAGTCTGAGGACGCGACTGGTCTGGTCGCGGCCCGGTTGTCGGATGGCCTGGTGGTGACGCTCGGCATGTGGCAGCGCCCGCACGGCGACCGCGGCAAAGGATGGTTGGCGCCACGGCACGAGGTCGATGCGGTGGTTCGTCAGGCGTTCGCAGCGTGGCGCGTGGTGTGGTTCGGCGTCGATCCGTCGCCGGCCCGCGACGACGAGAACGAAGCCTTGTACTGGGCGGAGACGATCGACGGTTGGCATCGGGACTTTCACCGGAAGGTGAAGGTGTGGGCCACCCCCGGCGCGCAAGGACATTCGGTGAAGTTCGATATGCGCCTGTCCGAGCGTGGCGGCAAGGAACGCAACAAGTTGTTCACCGAGCAGGCCGAATTGGTGCAACGCGCCATCGATGAGGACGGTTCGTTGATGCATGACGGGGATCCCGGGTTGCGGACGCACACCCACAACGCGAAACGGCGTCCGAATCAGTGGGGGATCACGTTGGGCAAGGAGAACCGTGATTCGAAGCGTCTGGTCGATCTGGCGGTGTGCATGGTCGGTGCCTTGTTGGGTCGCCGGTTGGCGTTGAACAGCACGAAGATCCGTTCTGGGTCTCCGGGTAGAGGGAAGGTTGTGGTGATGTGACTGCTCCTGCGCTGATCCGCAGCTCACTTCTGTCCGGTGACGAGGCGGAGCTGACGCGGTACCTGTTCGATCGCCTCGGGAAGTTCCGGGGCGAGAACGAACTGAAGGAGTCCTACTACACGGGCACCCAGTTCGTGAAGCAGCTCGGGATCGCGATCCCGCCGCAGATGCAGAACGTGCGCACCGTCTCGGGCTGGGCCGGCACCACCGTTGATGTGCTCGAGGAGCGTCTCGACTGGCAGGGCTGGATCGAAACCGACGTGGACCTCGGGCTGTCGGAGATCTACCGGGCGAACGACCTTGATGTCGACTCCGGCCCTGGGCATCTGGACGCTCTGGTGTACGGCATCGCGTTCGCGGTTGTCGGTTCCGGCGCTGAAGGGGAGCCGTCGCCGCTGGTGACGGTGGAGTCCCCGAAGGACGTGACGGGCATCTATTCGCCGCGGACCCGACTGCTGTCCTCTGCCGTCAAGCAGTGGGTGGACGAGGAAGGCCGCGTAATGGCGGCGACCTTGTACCTGCCGAATGAGACGGTGCACGTCGAACGCAAGACCGACGGCGGGGCGTGGCATGTCGTCGATCGCGATGAGCATCGGCTCGGTCGGGTTCCGGTGGCGCGGATCGTGAACCGGCCTCGTGCCGGCGCTTTGGGTGGCCGCTCGGAGATCACCGAGGCGGTCCGCTACTACACCGACAATGCGGTGCGCACGATGCTCGCGATGGAAGTCAACCGCGAGTTCTACACCTCGCCGCAGCGCTACGTGCTCGGCGCCGACGAGGACGCGTTCGTGGATCAGGCCGGGAATCCGGTCCCCGGGTGGCAGACCATCATGGGCCGTGTTCTCGGGTTGGGCCGCGACGAGAACGGTGATGTCCCGGAGGTGGGGCAGTTCCCGCAGTCGACGCAGGGCCCGTATGTGGAGTCGGTGCGGTTGATGGCGCAGCAGCTCGCTGCCGAAGCCGGTATCCCGTCCACTTACCTCGGCATTGCGACGGACCAGGCGTCCTCAGCGGATGCGATCAAGGCGCTCGAGGCGCGGCTGGTGAAGCGTGCTGAACGTCGTCAGGTGCTGTTCGGCAAGGCATGGCTCGAGGTTGCTCGCCTGTGCCTGCTGGTCCGTGACGGTGTTGTTCCTGCTGAGTTCTCGTCGGTGTCGACGAAGTGGCGGGACGCATCGACACCGACCCGGTCGGCGGCCGCAGATGAAGCGCTCAAGTACGCGTCTGCGGGCATCGTGCCGCCGGAGTCGACGGTGCTGCTGGACCGGGCGGGATTCTCTCCGACGGAGCAGCGGCAGATCGCCGCGGACCGCCGGCGCCTGAACACCCAGCTGGTGATGCAGAACTTGGCGAACGCCGCGGCGAACGTGGATTCGGAGGCGCAGCAGTTGGCGGCGAGGCGTGTCGATGCTGACACCGAATGAACGACAGAAGATCCTCGAGCAGCTGCACACCTTGGCTACGGCTGACGTGGTGCGGCTGTGGCGGGCCTCGTCCGGCGCCGACCTCGATTCGCAGGCGTTCCGTGAGCTGATCGTCCAGGCGTATCCGGAGATCGCTTCGCAGTACGCGACGATCGCTGCGGACCTGGCGACCGAGTGGTACGACGCGTCCGGACCGGAGTTGTCCTATCAGGCGACACCGGCCCCGGCTGCTCCGGTGGAGCAGTACGCGGCGAACGCGCGATTCGCGCTGACCGCGACCGGGGAGATCGCGTTGACCCACCTCACCGGCGCGGTGCAACGTGCGGTGTGGAACGGTGCCCGGGACACGATCGCCACCAACGTGGAGATCGAGGCCGGTGCACGATGGGCGCGGTATGCGTCTGCCAATGCGTGCGCGTTCTGCCGTGTCATGGCGAGTCGTGGCGCTGTGTACGCGTCCGAGGCGGCTGCGACCACGGTGGTTGGCCGCGGCAAGGAGATGTCCGCGTCCGACCGTCGCGCTCGAGCTCGCGGAGAGACCCGGGACAGCCGACGCAGGTTCATCGCCGGCGGCCGCCGCAATCGTCGACCAGACGGCCAGAGTCTCGGCGACAAGTACCACAACTCGTGCCGCTGCATCTCCGTCGAGGTGCGGCCAGGCAAGTCGTACGAGCCGCCATCCTACGTCGAACGGTGGCAGCAGGACTACATCGACGCGTCCCGGGCTGTGCAGCCCGGCGCCGGCGCAGGCGATTTGAAGGACATCCTCGCTCACATGCGTGCCAACACGAACGTGCGCCGCTAACAGACTTCCCGCACTCGCGGGGCTACGCCCACATCCAGCGGTCAATGGGTGGTTCATGCCGACGGGCTTACGGAAAGGGAACCAACGATGAGTGAAGAGCAGGACCCGACACCGACCCTCGAGGGGGACGAGTTCGAGCCGATCACCTCGCAGGAGGACTTCGAGAAGCGTCTCGGATCCAGGCTGCAGCGTGAGCGGGCGAAGTATGCGGACTACGACGACCTCAAGTCGCGGGCTGCGAAGCTCGACGAGATCGAGCAGGCCAATAAGTCCGAACTCGAGCGTGAACGTGAGCAGCGTGAAGCGCTCGCCCGGGAGAACGAGGAACTTCGGCTCGGCAAGCTGCGATCCGACATCGCAGCCGAGAAGGGTGTTCCTGCCGCGCTGCTGACCGGTTCGACGAAGGAAGAGATCGAAGCGGCAGCGGAAGCGCTCATCGAATTCCGTAACGAGGCAACCAAGCCTCGATCCCCGAAGCCGGACCCGTCGCAGGGTCGCGGTGACAACAACACCCCCAGCGGCGACTGGCTGCGTGACAGCCTCGCCCGGAAACCCTGAGAGGAACCACAATGGCCGGATACGCCAACGTCCTCGGCCGGGCCGACCTCACCGATGTGCAGGTCCCCGACCAGGTCATCAACGAAGTTCTGCAGGAAGCGCCGTCGCAGTCGGCGATCCTGCAGCGTGCCCGCACGGTCCGCATGTCGTCGAAGAAGACGAAGCAGCCCGTTCTCGCATCGCTGCCCGACGCCTACTGGGTCGACGGCGACACCGGTCTGAAGCAGACCACCAAGAGCGACTGGGACAACATCGTCATGACGGCCGAGGAACTCGCCGTCATCGTGCCGATCCCCGATGCTGTCGTCTCCGACGCCGGTGTGCCGCTGTGGGACATGGTGCGGCCGCTGCTCGTCGAGGCCATCGGCAAGAAGGTCGACCAGGCATCGATCTTCGGTGTCGACAAGCCCGCCTCGTGGCCCACTGCTCTCGTCCCCGCGGCGATCGCTGCCGGCAACGTGATCGAGGAAGGCACCAACGCCGACATCGGTGCTGACGTCGCAGCTCTCGCCGGCCTGGTCGGTGACGACGGATTCTCCGTCAACGGCTTCGCTTCCCGTCCGGGTCTGCAGTGGAAGCTCGTCGGCCTCCGCAGCGCGCAGGGCGCCAGCATCTACACTCCCGGCCAGTCCCTCGCGGTCGGCCAGCCCAGCGGCCTGTACGGGTACCCGCTGAACGAGGTCACCAACGGTGCGTGGGATTCGGACGCTGCGACTCTGATCGCCGCGGACTGGAACAAGGTGATCGTCGGTATCCGCCAGGACGTCACGTTCGACCTGTTCTCCGAGGGCGTCATCTCGGACGCCGACGGCAAGGTCGTGCTGAACCTGATGCAGCAGGACTCGAAGGCTCTGCGCGTCGTGTTCCGCGTCGGCTTCCAGGTCGCGAACCCGCTGACCCGCCTGAACCCCACCGCGGCCTCGCGCTACCCGGTCGGCGTTCTCACCCCCGCCGCTGTCACCCCGTAATCGGGAGGAGACGTCATGAAGATGATCTCTCCGCAGGGTGAGGAACTCGAGATCCCCGGCGCCGGCCGCCGATCGCTCGAAGCGCTCGGATGGTCGGTCGTGGGAGGCGAGCCAGAAGCCCCGAAGCGGCGGACGAGCACTCGGAAGAAGTCCAACGACGACGAGGAGTGATCGATGGCCGCAGTGCATTTGACACCCGACGACCTGGCACCGTTCGCTCCGGATATCGATACGGAGAAGGCTCAGGTGATGATCGAGGATGCGATCGCTACTGCGGCTGTCATCGCTCCGTGCATCCTCTCCGAGGATTTCGTGCATGAGGCCGCGGCGAAGGCGATCCTGCGAGCTGCGATTTTGCGGTGGAACGATTCGGGTAGCGGGGCAGTGACTCAGGTGTCGGCTGGTTCGTTCCAGCAGACCATCGACAACCGCAACCCGCGCAAGTCGATGTTCTGGCCTTCGGAGATCGTGGATCTGCAGAAGCTGTGCAACATCTCCCGTTCCGGGAAGGCGTTCACGGTCGATACGACACCGCCGGTGCCGTTGCAGCATCCTCTCTACGGCGCGATGGTCAACGGTCCGCAGGGTTGGGCGCCGGGGGAGACATGAGCTTCCCACTACGGTTCCCGATCGAACTGGAACGATACGACGGCGGTGGTGAGGACGAGCTCGGTAACGAAGTCGAGTACTGGGGTGCTCCCGAGGAACACATGGTGTTCGGGTGGGAGCCCCCCGTGTCGGCGGAGCCCGAGTTGGCCGGCCATGACCGGGTGATCGTGGATATGAAGCTGTACGCGCCGCGGTCGTTGAACCCGGGGCCGAAGGATCGTCTGCATCTCGATGGGCAGCGGTTCGAGGTGATCGGATATCCGCAGGATCCGAACAACAATCCGTGGTGGCAACCAGGTTTGGTGACGATCCTCCTTCGCAGAGTGGAGGGCTGATGGCGAAGCAACTTCGTGTTACCCACGCCGAAGGTGTGGACACCTTCCCTGACGAACCGGCCTTCGGGGTCGAAGAAGGTGTCCTGCTGGTGTTCTCCGATCGCCGCCAGAACGTGGTGGTGAAGGCCTACAACCGCGATGTGTGGGCGTACGCCGAATACGAGGAGGCGTGATGGCAGGTCGTTTTCAGTGGAGACCTGGTGCGCTCTACGAGATCCGGCGCCTTACCGGTGTGCAAGCCGAGGTGGAACGCCACGCATCCCGCATCGCCACCGCAGCCGGTGCGGGGTTCTCGTGGTCGTCTCGTCAGGGTGCGAAACGCCCCCAGGGTCGGTGGCGTGCCATCGTCTACCCCGACACGTGGGCAGCCCGGCGACGAAACGCCACACAGAACACCCTCGTCCGTGCTCTCGGTGGTGGTCGTTCGTGAACAACTACGGCACCATCCCCGCCGCACAACCCGTCGTCGTGGCTGCCTTGAAGGCAGGTCTGCAGCGGCATGGTGATGCGGCGACGGTGGGCACCAAGTTCCGGGAAGGCCGACATGTTCGGATCTCCCGGATCGGTGGTGACGGCACGTTCGCGACCGACACCGCAGGGTTCCTGTTCGAATGCTACGACCCCAACGAGGCCGCGGCGGAACGGCTGTCGCTGCTCGTCGAACGGGTCATGAAGGAATCACGCGCCCAGTATTTCGCCGGCGGGTTCATCACCGGCTGGCGTCGCACGAACGGGCCGGTGAACTTTCCGGATCCGGACACGTCGAATCCTCGTTTCCAGTTGACCGGCGATATCACCGTCCTCATCGACTGACAGTTCTCTACCCCCCTAGGCCCGGTGCAACGTATGCCTGAAAGGGGCAATCAATCATGGCTGTGAACGTCAACAATGCGTTCGTCGGCACCCCGCCGATCGACGGCGGTGTGTTCTTCCGAGCGCCGCAGGGCACCGATCTTCCGACCGACTCGCTCGAGGCGCTGGACCCCGCATTCGCGGACCACGGTGCGGTCGGCGAGAACGGTGTCACTGTTGCGCAGACCCGCGACAACACCGACATCAAGATGTACGGCGGCAAGACCTTCATCAACGTCCAGACGAGCTACGACGAGCAGGTCACGATCACCCTCCTCGAGGATGACAACGAGGCCGTTCTGCGGTCCGCGTTCGGTGATGCCAACGTCGAGGTCACCCCGGCGACCACGACCGCCGGCACCAAGAAGGTCATCTACCACACGGCGGATCCGTTGCCGATCTCCAGCTTCGTCATCGACTCGATCTCGGGTTCGAAGACGAAGCGGTATGTCATCGAGAACGGGCAGGTGGTGAACGTCGCGGAGATCGTCGACGTCCACAACAACGTCACTTCCCGCACGATCACGGTGAAGACCTACGCGCCGACCTCCGTGGAGCTGCGCGGCGGCAACGTGGTCGAGTACCGCGACGACGGACGGTTCGCTCCCGCGGGCCCGTAATGATCTCACCCGGAGGGGTGCGATTACCCCCTTTGCACCGGGCCGCCCCCCCGGGTGGGCCTAAAGGCCCGGTGCGCATATCTCTCATACGTTCGAACGAAAAGGCCTGGTGCAATGGCATTCCGTATCACCCCCGCTCACGACGCGTCGAAGCAGATCGAGTTCGAGATCCCGCGTGAGGACGGCACGATCCTGACCTTCAAGGTCCGCAAGCTGCATTACTTCTCCCCGGACACACAGTCCGAGTACAACGAATGGTTCGAGAAGCAGGTCAAGGCCAAGAAGGCCACCGACCGGGCCTGCACCCTCAAGCTGCTCGAGATGCTCGTCCCCGAACACTACGAGGAGCTCAGCAAACTCACGAACGGTGAGCTCGCCGAGATCTCGAAGTACTGGGAGGAGCAGTCCCGGGTGAACCTGGGGGAATCCGAGCCCTCGCAAGACTCCTAGACGATCGGGAGCTTTGCGGGGCGCTGCAGTTCGACCTCCTCGAGCGCGGGCTGTCCCTCGACGATTTGGGGGACACCCTCTCGTGGTGGGATCTGTATGTGATGCTGCGCTGGCACCGGCATGATTCGGCGGTGTCGCGGTTGAAGTTCCCGGAGACGTGGTGGCGCACCATCGAGGTGGATCTGGCTGCGTTGCAGGTTGATGCGCTGCGGGGTGGGAATTGGCAGCGTGGCGGCGGCCAGGGGCAGAAACCGGACCCGATCCTGGGGCCGTGGCCGACCGATCAGGAAGCCGTGTCGGCGGAACCGGCCAAGCCGAGGATGACCGCGACCGAGATCCGCGACGAGCTCGCCAAACGGCGTGCACTGCGCGAATCCCGTGCCGGGTGACTGTGAAACAATCCCGACATGAAACGCATGATTCCGGCATTGCTGATCGCAGTTGTCGCCCTCACAGCGTGCGGGGAAGATGAACCTGACTGGGAAACGCAGGCTCAAGCAATGTGCCTCGAAGCGGTCGCGGACAAAATGAAGGATCCGAACTCGACCGAATTCAGGAACGTGACCGTGGAATATGCAGGCGACGCGGCCACGATCAATTTCGAGAACGAGGACGGCACAACCGACGAAGACGTACAAGGCGAGTACTGGAAGGTGCTCGGCGAGGTGAACGCCAAGAACGGCTTCGGCGCAATGGTTGGATTCCGTGACTTTGAATGTGAGGCCAACAAGTACGAAGGCCGAGACATGGACACGGGCTACGTCAACGTCGCGAAACGTTGAGGTAGTGGTAAACCCAGATAACTGAATAGAAAATCACAAAGAGAACCCCGGAAGGCGAATACGCCACTGGGGTTTTCTCATGCGCGAAGGAGGCCTAATGGCGGGCACCGAACTGGGTACCGGCTACATCTCCATCGTCGCGGAAACCAACCGCATCCCCGGTCAGCTGCGACAGGCGTTCTCCGGCGCAGGCAGCGTTGGTGAGGCTGCGGGCCGCGACGCCGGTGGTCGCATGTCCGGCGCCCTCGGCAAGGCACTGAAGATCGGTGCGGGGACCGCAGCCGCGGCGATCACCGGCACTCTCGGTGTCGCGATCACCAAGGGCATCGGACGCCTCACCGCCATCGACGACGCACAGGGCAAACTGTCCGGCCTCGGCCATTCAGCGCAGTCCACCGCGAAGATCATGGACTCGGCGCTCGACTCCGTTCGAGGCACCGCCTACGGACTCGGTGACGCCGCCACAATCGCCGCTTCCGCTGTCGCCGCTGGCATCAAGCCCGGTGCAGAGTTGACGAAGTACCTGTCGATGACAGCTGATGCCGCGGCAATCGCCGGCGTTGGTTTGTCGGAGATGGGGGGTGTGCTGAACCAGGTCCAGACCGGCCAGGTCGCCTACACCGACAGCCTCAACCAGCTGTCGGACCGCGGTATCCCGATTTACCAGTGGCTCGCCGAAGAAGCCGGTGTCGCAGCCGGTGAAGTCAAGGACATGGCTTCCGAGGGCAAGATCTCCTCGGAGATGTTCTTCGCAGCGATCCAGAAGAACATCGGCGGCGCCGCACAGGAAGCCGGACAGACTGTCACCGGCGCCATGCAGAACGCGGGCGCCGCCCTGGGTCGCTTCGGTGCTGTGGTGGCAGGGCCAGTGTTCAATCGGGCCGCCGGCGGATTCGGCAGCATCACCGAAGCGATTGACGGTGCGACCGCGGCGATCACGCCGTTTGTCGACAAGTTCGATCGCTGGCTGGACTCGGACGGTATTCCGAAGGCTCAGGAATTCGGTCGCACTATCGCTGAGATGTGGGGCGAGTTCACCGGCTCCGGTCTCGTGGTGGGATCGATCACCCAGGTCAGTGCCACGTTTGGAGAGTTGCTCGATACCGGGCGTGAGTTGGCTCCAGCGATTCAGGCGATCGTCGAGTCTCTCGTGCAGGCGTCGGCCGCAGTGGGTGTGTCGACGTGGCAGGTGTTGCTGAATACGCTGGATGCTGCCGCGCAGGTCGCTGATGCGGTTCTGGTTCCGGCGCTGTCCACGCTGTCTGAGTTGATGGTCGAGAACCAGGGAGCAGTTACTGCCCTGGTGCTTGCGTTTGCCGCATTCAAGACGTTGCCGGCGTTGGGCGCTGCCGCGGCGGCAGCGTTCGCTCCGCTGCGGACGTCGCTGGCTGCGACGTCGACATCGACGGCTGGGGTTCGGGCGTCGTTCGCTGCGATGCGCGGCGATTTCCGGAATCTGTCTCCGCAGATCGGTCGTGTGGGCGCTGCGATGCGTGCGCTGGGGAACAACTCGGCGACCATCCGAAACATGCAGAACGCGTTCATCAACTCGTCGACTGCTGCAGGTGGTTTCGCCGGTGCTATCCGTGCCGGTGTGACCCCGGCTCTCGGCGGGTTGCGGGCCGCGGCGTCGGGCGTCCGGAATCTGTTCTCCGGTGGCCTCGGCATCGGGTTGGCTATCGTTGCAGCGACGCAGTTCGTCGGCGCGATGGACGACATGGAGGATTCGCAGAACGCGAACCTCGAGTCCGCGAACAAGCTCGCTGAGGCTCAGCGTGACGTCGGGAAGGCGCTGCAGGAGAGCCGCGGAGTCATCAACGAGGACGTCTTCGACGCGCTCACCCAGCAGATGGAGACCTACCGCCAGGGACTGGAGCGCACCGCGTCCGAAGCCCCAGGGTTGATGAATGACATCACCAACTGGGTCATGCCGAAGTGGGAAGACGGCATGTCGCTCGGTGAGCGGTGGGATGCCTGGTGGGGTGGCGCGAACGACGACCTGCAGGAAGCCGGCCGCGTCGCTGAAGAGACCGCTGACGCGCTTCGAAAGGTCGGTGCGTCGAACCGCGATATCGCGGATGCGATGTCCGGCTCGGATCTTGGGTGGAGCAGCTTCCTCGAAAAGATGCGTTCGGTTGGTGGCGCATCCGATGAGGCGATTGAGTCTCTCGAGCGGCAGCGTGAAGAGCTGCAGCGACAGCAGGGAGCTGCACGGGATCTCACCCCTGGCATTGGAGAGCTCGCTGACAGCTTCAAGACCCTGGCTGATTCAGCAGCTTCGGCTGATGACAAGTCGAGCGCGCTCAAGCGAACGTTGGACATCCTCGCGGGGGTGCCGCCGTCACTCGGCGACGCCATGCAGGATTACAACGAGCTCGTCCGGGACACTGCTGAGGCTACGGCTGAGGCGTGGGACCAGTCGAAGGGGTGGGCTGATGCCCTCATCGGCCAGAACGGTTCTGTCGATACGAGCACCGAGAATGGTGCGAGGCTCCGCGATTCGATCCTGGATATCAAGAACGCCACCGCTGACGTAGTTGCGTCGGGCGGCGATCTGGATGCCACGCTCGCGGCGAACGAGGACATGTTCCGTGCCCTCGCCGAATCGGCGGGCTTATCGTTCGACGAGATCATGAAGATCGCCGCGGCCGAGGGATACCTTCCGGAGGCGTTCGATATCGGCGTCCGACTCGACGGCGATGGTGCGGTCGTTGCTGGTCTCGATCTGATCAGGACTTACCTGGAGAATTTTCCGGACAAGCCGATCGAGATCGACCCGGCTGATATCGATCCGCAGGTTCTTGCCACCTTGCGGGAGATGGGCTTTGAGGTCGAGAAGCTCCAGAACGAGAACATCCGGATCTCTGCGGATAACAGTCTGGCTATCGCGGCGTTGGACGCGGTGCTCGACAAGGTTCATGAAGTGGGCGGCGAGTCCGCTGTACCGGAGATCGGCGCCGACGACACGATGTTCCGCATCGTCGACCAGAACACTCTGGACTCGCTCGGAAACATCGACCGCACACAGGTCTCCCCAGAAATCGGGGCGATCATCGACCAGTTCCTCGCAGGTGAGAGTGTCACCCTCGAGAAGCTGGCAGCACTCGACACCTCGAAGGCCAACCCCGAGGTCCTGCTGCAGATCCAGCAGGCCCTCGCGAACGCACAGGTCGTCAACGCGGCCATCGACGACGCGGCCCGGAAACGGACCGCCGAGATCGCCGTACAGTTCGCAGTCGACTACGGCGCAGCACGCAACGCCAACCCCGGCTTCGTCGGCCCACTCTCGGTCACACCCCGCGCAAACGGTGGTATCGACCGCCTCCCCGAGAATGCACGCATCGAACCGGGCCGCGGCGCCGGACTGGTGCAGTGGGCCGAAGGCGAAACCGGCGGTGAAGCGTTCATTCCGCTGGCCGAGTCAAAGCGGGCACGTTCGACGGCGATCCTCGGGGACGTCGCAGAACGGTTCGGTTATCGGCTCGAGAAGTTCGCCGACGGCGGTATCCGACGAGCATTGGATGCGGCGACCGCAGGCAACGGCATCAAGTACGTGTGGGGTGGGACCGGCCCGAACGGCTGGGATTGTTCGGGTTGGGTCGGTTACCTGCAGCAGATCCTGATGGGCGCGACCCCATCGGAGGCTGCAGGGCGACGGCTCTACACCACGTACTCGCTGCTCGGTGGATCCACAGCCGGGCTGCAGCCGGGCTCCGGTCCCGCCGGGACGGTGTTCGTTGTCGGTACGTCGGACGAGCATATGGCGGCCACGCTCAACGGTCAGCCCGTCGAGTCCGGTGGTGCACATGGCACCTCGAGGATCGGCCCGCCGGCGGTGGGGGCGTTCGACTCGCAGTTCCACAGCATCTTCCATCTGCCGAACGAAATGATCGACGGCGGCACGGAAGGTATCAGCGGTATCGGGGCGTACGCGGTCGAGCGTGAGCCGTGGACCGAGAAGGACCAACTGGATCTCGAATCGGCTCGTATCGCTGTGCAGCAGGCCAAGGAGGCACGCGACAAGACGTACGCGAACGAGAAGAAGTCCGACGCCGACAAGGCACAAGCGGATCTGAAAGTGCAGCGCGCCGAACTGAAAGTCCGCGAACTGGAGAACAAGCGGGACGGTGTCGGGGTTGCTTCGGCGATCTCCACGGAACCGGCCCCGCCTCTCACCGGCGACATGGACGAATCGGCGATCCAGCTCCGGCAGGCGGAGATCTCCGTCCTGGATGCACAGTTGGCGCGCGACAAGGTCTACAACGATCCGGACTCGACCTCGCTCGACAAGGAGAAGGCAGACCTGCAGGTGCACTCGGCGAAGAACTCGCTCGAGGAAACCAAGAAGCGCATCGCTGAGGAAGAGGAAGAACTCGCGACCGGCGGCGGCAAGGACGGATCGTCCGGCGGCGAGTTCTCACTGAAGGACCGGCTGAAGAAGTTCGGTTCGGATGTGTTCGGGATCATCGTGGACTCTGTCATCGAGCAGGCCTCACCGTTCGGTGAGTCCCGCTGGTTGTCTATCCCGTTCCCCGACTTCACGCCCCCCAAGGAGGGGGAGACCGTCAGCAAGAAGGGCGGCAAGAAGTCGAAGGACTCGGACAAGAAGCCGATCGACGAGTTGAGCATCCCGGCCAACTTCCCGGGCGCAGACGAGCAGCTCGGTTTCGATCCGGGGCAGGGCATACCGAAGTGGGTGCAGCAGCATCTGAAGAAGTTGCCGTTGAAGGTGTTCGATACGGGCGGTTGGTTGAAGCCGAACGAGATGGCAATCAACCTGTCGAACAAGCCTGAGCCGATCTTCAACAGTCCTCAGCAGTTGCTGCAGTTCGCCGGCGCCCAGTTGGACTCGTTGGTGCCGGCCGCCGGTGGTGGCAACGACTACTCGGTGCACATCTACAGCCCGCATTTCGTGAACGAGTCGAAGATGATGCGCGCTGCGCGTGACAAGCAGGAGTTGGCGCGGATGCGCAATGGAGGGAGGCCGTTCTGATGCTGTCGTCGATGACCATCAACATTCATGGGCAAGATGGCAGCTTCTGGCCGGTCCACGGTGAAGACGAGGGCGCGGAAGGTGTAGTCCTGGGACAGGGGCAGGTCAAGGGCTTGTTCCCTGTCCCGGGCCGCACCTTCTGGAAGTCCACGCAACGTCAAACCGGCGGCACCATGAAGGGCCTGTGGTACGACCCGCGGGACCTTCTGCTCGGATTCCATATTTCGGCGCAGCGAGTTCGGGGTGGGGACCAAGAGGACATCATGTCCAGGTTCCGTCAGGCTCTCGATTGGCGTGAGGATCAGTGGGATCACGATGCGTCGCTCGCGAAGATCGAAGTGATCGCACCTTCGGGTTCGCAACGCTGGCTGGATATCCAGCTGTACGAGATGGACGACTTCAATCCTGATATCGATCCGCTCGTGACGCAGCACGCGAACCGGGTGTTTCCGTTGCGGGCTGGGATGCCGTTCTACTACGAGGAACCCGAGATCACCGCGGTGGAGTTCACCACGGACGGTGTGAAGTACATCGAGGTCGAAAACCCCACCGACCAGCCGATGTTGCAGAAGTGGAACGGCACCCGCGGCAACTGGTCCCTGCCGGACTTCTCATGGGAGGGTCCGCCGTACAACCGGCGTCCCGGGGTGTCGAAGATGACGGGCCGCGACGACAGTAATCGGATGATCGCTTTGCCGGCGATCGGCACGCTCGAGGGCGGCGTGACCGTCGACTTGGACGGCCAAGAGTTGATGATCCGGGACGCGGGCAATACGAACCTGCTCGGCCGGATGCCGGTCCCGGGCAGGTTCTTCGAGTACTGCATTCCCCCGAAGACGCAACGGCAGTTGCTTCCGGTGTCGGTGACGAACGTGCCGGCCGGTGGCGCCCGCATGGAACTGATCCAGCCGCGCTGGTGGTCGGAACCGATAGGTGGCCAGTGAGATTGAGGAGGTGACTCGTTGACTGTTATCGACCAGGAACTATCGCTCGAAGAGCAGTGCCGGGCCATCTGGAACGCGACACAGGAGCACGCCCGCAAAGAACAGCGTCTCCGGGAGATCCCGCCGCTGGTACGCCTGTGGGACGGCGAGATGCGGCTGCAGCACGTCGTGCAGGCCGAGTATTCGGTGCAGGCCGAATTGATCGATGGCGACTCGGGTGTGTTCGAGATCAAGCATCCGTTCGATCATCCGGTCGGGCAGTGGCTGTGGGACGAGCACGGCCGGCTGGAGCGTGGCGAGAAACGCAACGTCAACATCACCATCGACTACTGCGAATCCCGCCTGTCGGGGCTGCTCGAGTATGTCGAGCTTGAAGGTGACGAGGATGGGGACCAGGTCATCACGGCCCGGTTCCTGTCGGACTATGAGCGGCTCAAGTGGTATCACGTCTGGGCCAATCCGTGGCTGCCTGAGTGGATCCAGTTTCCGCGGATTTTCATCTCGGCTGGTCCCGCGACCTGGCTGTTGTCGCTGATTCTCGATCTGCAGCTGCAGCGTGAACGCGAGTCGACGTGGGCGCTGCCGTCGGATCCGATGGACCCGGCGCAACGCACCGACCTGAACCAGTCGACGTGGTCGATGGTTGTCAAGCCGATCAGCTTCGCGCAGGCCATGAACGACGGTGTGCTCTGGTCGATCGCGGCCTCGCGGTTCAAGAACTTCCATGAGTTGGCGCAGCCGATCATGCAGGACTCCGAAGTCTCGCCCGTGATCCGCTGCTATCTCGAGGGTGATCCGCCGCCGTGGCCGGGTGCGAACCTGCGTCACGGCACCCGGGTCGTCAGCTTCGAGGACCGGTCCGGTCGGTTCACCACCGGTGCTGCGACCGGAGGCACGATCTGGGACGGATTGATCCGGACCATCTCCGAGTTCGTCGGGGACTTCATCGATTCGACGTCGAAGCTCGCAACGGACACGACGATCCCGGTGGAGTACTTCGAGCCGGGGAACCGGCGGCCGGCCCGCGGTATGCCGCTTGCGGTGTGGCGGGACGGTGAGATCACCGGACTGGATACGTACCGGATGCGTAAGACCGGGTCCAAGGGGATCCAGGTCATCACAGGCGGGCACTCGATGCCGGGGGTCGCCTAGCCCCCCTGGGGAAACCTAGGGGGGCTAGGCGATCTCGAATCTGCCAATGAACTAATAAACGCAACGATTCAGCTAGCCGGCGATTTGCTCGCGATGATTCCTGGCGTCCCTCCGGTTGGCGGAGCCGCTTCGGCGATCTTGATGCCTTTCGTGGAGGACACGATCTTGGCGTGGATGGTCGCGAGAAGCGCGGCCCGGGCGAACAATCAGGGCTGGACGAGGTACTTCGAGTACTTGTCGTCGGATGGTTCGAAGGCGTACACGATTTCGTCGCTGATGGTGCTGCGTGCTGGTTTCTGGGCGACAAGATCGTACGAGGCCCACGAGTTCTCGGCGCGAGACGGGGCACCCTTCCTGATTGGTGAGACCGGGCACGTGTGGCTGTCCGACCGGGCGGGTTACACGGTGCGCGGTGACAAGACCGGACGCATCTATGTCGACCGGGTCCACAAGGTGCAGTTGTCGTGGGATCGCGAGACCCCACCGACCTGGACGATGACGATCGGCGACGGCTCCGAGCTCGAGGATCCAGTGGCCCAGGCATGGCGCAAGTTCGAAGCCCTGGTGTCTGCGTTCCAGCAGCTCGGGTTCTAGGCAGGAGCACTCTTGGACATCAGCGAATACCCGCCTATCGAAGGCAAACGATTTGACCAGTGGGAACCATGGAGCGGGCGCGGGGTTCCGACCCGCGAGAACTGCGACGAGTCGAATCCCCGGACCCGGTTCCTGTGGATGTTCACCGCGGCGCCGGGGCAGAAGGGTGCTCCGCTCATCATGCCCGTCGAGTTCTACGAGATGCAGTCGTATCACATGTGTGTCCTCGGGGCCGGTATCAAGTCGGAGCCGGAGTTGAAGTGGCGTCCGCCGAAGAACATGGTGGCGAACCAGTGGGGTGCACAGGGCGAATGGGTGGACAAGGACGAGCCTGACGTGCCGCAGCAGACGATGGCCGACATCGTCGCGAAGCTTCCCCAGCAAGACAAGGCAGAACTGAAAGAACTCATCAATTCCAAGCTCGGTATGGAAGATGTGGCGGATCCGGCGGTGCCGTCGGGCTGGTTGCGGGTCGATGATCTCGCGCAACGCCTGAGTCTCGATGTGGATCGGGTGCGGGATTTGCTCGCCGACTTCGGTATGGAAGTCAACGCGTTCGATCTGGTGTCACGTGACATTTCGGAGCGCATCACAGCACACCTGGGGTTGACGTGAATCCGGATCCGGATCTGATTCGGATCCCGATGCTGGCACGAATGTTGGGTGTGTCGCGCCAGGTGTGTGAGGACGCGGTGATGGCGGCGGGCCTCGATCCGGTGACGGGTGTGCACCGCACTCGCGTCGAGCAGGTCCGCGAAATCGTCGTCGAATGGATCAGAGAGGGCAGAATCTGATGACTAATCGATATTGGCCTCTCAAACGCGGCCACGTGGTCACCTCCGGTTTCGGGCCCCGATGGGGCGGAATGCACTTCGGCGTCGACTTCGGATGGGACGGCGGCTCCGGTGGTCTACCCATCTACGCCGTGCAGGGCGGCACCGTCGTCAACGTCGGACCGGCTTCCGGGTTCGGGCAGTGGATCGTGATCGACCACCCCACCGAGGACGGCTCGGGCACCACGGTGTACGGGCACATCATCCCCGAGGTCCGCTACGGCCAGCGCGTCGAAGCGGGCCAGCGGATCGGGCACATCAATCCGGACTCCCGCACGAACGGCGGCGTCGCTCCGCACTTACACCTCGAGTGGCACCGGGCCGTGTGGTCACCTCCCGGCCCGAATCGACTCGACCCACTCCCACTCCTCGCCGGGGCGCTGTTCCCGGACGAGGTGCCCCCGGCGCCGGCACCCACTGCGCAGCGTGAGGGTTACTCCGACTACGTGCGGGAAGGGTTCGCGCAACTCGTCCCGCCGAAGGGAAACCGATGACCATCTACGGCATCGACATTTCGAACCATCAGCGTGATTTCGACTTCGCGGCGGCCAAGCGAGAAGGATTTGTCTTCGCCACCCACAAAGTCACCGAGGGCGACGGCTACCGCGACCCGTACTGGCCCCGCGCCCGAGACCAGATGCGCCAGCACTTCCGGGGCCTGTTCGGCGGATACCACTTCGCACGCAACAACGTCGACGTGAACCGTCAGGCCGACGCACTCCTCGCACACCTTGGCGACCCGAGCATTCCGGTGCAGCTCGACTACGAGGACACCAGCAACCGAGGCTCCATCGACAATATGAAGGCCCTCATCCGGGCCATCGAAGAGCGCGGGATGCGGGTGTTCGCGAACTATCTGCCTCGCTGGTACTGGACCGGCCACATGGGCGCACCCCGACTGGACGGCACGCCGCCGATCTGGAACAGCCACTACGTGAACGGAACCGGCTACGCCTCCGTCCTCTACCCGGGCGACGGGCACGCCGGATGGGCCGAGTTCCACACCGGCGCACCCCCGGTCGTCCTCCTGCAGTTCTCCGAACGCGGACAGGTCGCCGGCCAAGCCGTCGACGTCAACGCCTTCCGAGGCACCGAGCACGAACTTCGCGCGCTGTTCGGCAGCGCCCAACCCAAGGGGGAACCCGTGGCAGACATCGTCGAGCAGGGAGCAGGGCAGCTGCATCCGCAGCCGGGCCGCCTGCGCCCGATCAACCGGCAGCAGAACGTCAACCCGTCGACACGTACCCCGGCCGAGCCGTGGCCCTACGACATCTGGTGCGACATCTGGAACGAAACCGTGTTCGACGGCTACGACATCCGCCCCGAATACGCCGACGTCCCCGACGACGTCGGCCGCTCCCTCGTGGCGCTGGTGCAGACCGTCGCGGCGCGGCAGGTCCGCATCGAGTCCAAGCTCGACCAGTTGCTCAACCGGAAAGAGGGCGCATGATGACGTTCGCAGAGATCCGCAAAGCGATCATCGCCGCGGCAGCACTGATCGCCACCGGCGGCCCGCAGCTGCTCGTCTACGGCGACCTCCTGCCCCAGTGGGCGGCCATTGCCATCACGATCACCACGATCATCGCCGGCATCATCGGCGTCTGGGCGGTGCCGAACAAGCCGCTCGCCGCGAAGGTCGGGCAAACCATCGACTCACTGCAGGATCTCGCGCCGATCCTCCGGCAGATCGTCCGCGAGGAAGTCCGGCCGACGCCGGTAGCCGCACCCCAGGGCACGAGCCCAGCCATCACACACGCCAGCGATCTGCGGGAGCAGTACGTCGATCCATTCATCCGCAGGGGGTAGCGCATGGAGCAGTTCTCGGCGTTCTTCACCTCCGACATCGGCCTCGGCGGCATCCTCTCGGCAGTCATACTGCTCATCATCTTCGGCGGCCTCGTCCCATGGAGGCAGCACCGAGCTGCACTCGCCGAGAAGGACCGGCAGATCGAAGAGCACCGCGAAGACAAGCTGGTGCAACGCAAGATCATCGACGAGCAGGCGTCTCAAATCTCCCTGCTCATCCCGAAGATCGAACTGTCGGTGCACATGGCCGAAACGCTGAAAAAACTCGGTGCAGGGGAGGGGCTGTGACGTGGTGGAGAAAGAAGCAGAAGCCCGAATCCACGGCGGTGAAGAGGGCGCGGGCGGAGCGGATCGTGACCGAGCAGCGGCTCGAGCAGGTGCAGGCGCAACGCGAGTATGTGGAGCGCTTGGCCGAACTTGCGGAGAAACACATCAGGGTGAACGGGTTTGGTGCGTCTGCCGCGGCGGCGATGAGGAGGCGGAACGCATGAGACGGATCATTCTGCCGGTGGCTGCGGTCGCCTGCGGTGTGGTGGTTGCGGTGTTCGATCCGCAGGAGGAAGCCCGCATTCTGCTGACGACCATGACAGTCCTGGCGTGGCTGTTTGTCGCACTGTACGGGTTCCGTTCTCCGTGGCGCACCACCGAGGCCGGCAAGACCCTGATGTACACGGCGGCCGCTCTCGGTCTGATCGGGCTGCAGCTGATATCGGTGTGGTGGCTCGGCGACTACACGTGGCGCAACGAAGTACGAGCTGTCACCGTCATTGTGCTGTTGCTGGCGTTGCTGCATCGGCTGATTGTGCTGTGGGAGTTCCAGCATGAGGACGTTGAGGAGGAGCGGTGACTTCACCTGATGGCGCCTCACCCGACGGATCGCTGGGCGTAGGAGCATTCGCTGCTCGGCAGGCGCAGACCGAAGAACAAGCGAAGAACGAAGCCACCAACGGAGCTTGGAAAGGCTCATGGAACGGCGCCCAGAACAACATGAAGTCGGAGTTCATCTCCGCACCCCTGTTCAACGGTGAAGTGGTTCGCCTCGACAACCGGATCGACGAGGTCGTGTTCGGATCAGAGCGGGCTTTCCTCTACACCTACTCGGAATCCGATGTGTGGGAGAAGCATCCGGCCGCGTACAAAGTCGTGGTCGATGCTTTTTCTGGATCGTCCGGTGGCCGCAACGGCGTAAGCAACACCCGAGGTGGCGCCGGCGGATACAGCGGTGGGTGGGACCGAGCCACGTTCACCGGATCCGAACTGGAAGACCTCCCAAATGCGGTGTCGGTCACCATCGGTCCCGGCACCACCGGAGGTTCCCCGGAGCAGGCTGGTTCAACATCGTTCGGAAGCTACCTGACCGTTTACGGGGCCACCGCCGACAACTACGGTTCCGGTGCACGCACCTACAAGATTCGCGGCGGTGACGGCGGAAACGAAACCCTCAACGGCTCGGCCGGTGGTAACGGACCCTTCAACCCCGGTGGATCCGGTGGACTCCGAACCGGAGGCAACGGCGGTAACGGCGGGCATGGTTTCAGCGTCGGCGTAGGGCAGATCGGTGTCGGCTCCGCTGGCGGCGGCGGTGCTGGAGGCACCAGCATCTTCGGCCGCGGCGGCAACGGCGGACATGGCGGATGGCCATCTGCGCCCGGAGGCGGAGGTGGTGGTGGATACGGGGGCGTCGGCACCGGAGGAAACGGCGCCGCGGGTGCCGTGTTCGTGACGGTGTATGTGGCGGACGAACTCGGTGTTGCCCCCTCGACCCCCACGAACCTCGCGATTGCCAATCTGACGGCGACGTCAGCGAAGGTGACGTGGACGGCGTCGATCGATGACGTGATGGTCAAGCACTATGTGCTGTTCCTGGACGGCACACGTTATGGGGTGGTCAACACCACGTCGAATGACTTCGTGAACTTGACGCCCGCGACCACGTACACCGTCAGAGTGCAGGCCGTCGATCTCGGTGATAACGCTTCGGAATTGTCGGCCCCCCTGCAGTTCACCACTTTGGTGTGAAGGAGATTGTGTTGCCGACAGCAAAAATCGTGGCGGACGGTATCGCAGGGTTCGCCGGTCTGGCGACCTTGTACCAGATCGACCCGCCCATTCAAGGAACCGACCACATCATCGTTTACCACCGTCCCCGCATCTACGGTCAGCCCGGGCAGATGACAGTGGTGTTGTCGACCCCAGACGGCGGTGTGTACGGGCGGGAAGTGCGTGCTCAGCCCGGCACGTACACCACGGACGAGCCGAATCACTATCTAGCGCTGCAGTTGGCCGGCGGTTATTCGCTCGTTGGGCCTGGCGCGGAGAACCCTCCAGAATCGGACATGTTCGACCCGGCCGCGCACACAGTGACCGAAGTCAACGACTACCTCAACAACGCCGACCCTGCCGAGCAGGCGCGGGTTTTGGAAGCAGAGCGTGCCGGCAAGGCCCGCAAGGGAATTCTGGGAGGAAACTAGATGGCAGGCTACTCCCCGGTGCGCGAGAACCTGATCCTCACTCGCGGCGCCGACTTCATCCACATCTACCGCAAACACCCTTCAGATCCGGACTTTCCAGCAGGAACGACAGCGGAAATCGTGATCACCAAATCGAATGCGATGAACGCAGAAGTGTTAGCAACCTGGCCGGCCGAGGACGTATCCGCCGATGAGGTGTCGTTCTGGGTGCAGTCCACATCGACGGATGCGATCCCGGACCGGCCAGCACCGTCATGGCGTCTGCTGGTGCACTATCCGCCGCCGATCGACGGCGCGGAGATTCAGGACTGGTGCTGGTACCGCGGCACGGTCAAGCGAGAACAGTAGGAGACACCCATGGCGAAGATGACCAATGCGTTCCGCGAATCCGTGGCCCTCGCCGCGACCGCTCAGGGCGCATATATCAGCTTGCACACATCAGATCCGACGACGACCGGCAACGGAGAGGTCACCGGTGGCACACCGGCGTATGCACGGAAACAGACAACTTGGACCGGTGGCGCTTCGGATGGCAGCGTGGTGGGCACCGAGGTGTCGTTCGATATTCCGGCAGGAACATACACACACATCGGGTGCTGGACGGCAGCGACAGGCGGCACTTACTTGTGGTCGCAGGCGATCAACGGCATCACGTTCCCCGGTCAGGGTGTGCTGAAGATTTCACCGATCTTCCAGGTTCCTCAGGGGTCCTGATGACGTACCCGGGTCTTCTTACCTTCCCGGGGTCGTTGACGTTCCCGGGTGGCTGGTCGTTGGTGTGGCCACCTCCAGGGGTTGTGTCGATGTCGGTGGCGAAACGCCCCCTGGTAGGGGTATCTGCAGCATCGCGGGGCACGGTACCTTCGGTGATGCCGTGGCGTCCGAAACTCGACATCGAGATCCCCGTGTCGATTGGGGTCTCGGCGACTGCGATCGGGGTGATGTCGGCTGCTGTGACGATTCCGCTGGATATGCGGGTCGACTATGTGGCGGACGCGATCGGCGGGTCGGTGGCGATGACTGTGGATGTGTCGTTGCCTGTTGAGGTCGGGTTATCGAGTTTCCCGAGTTTCAGCCCGGTCGTGGATATTCCGGTCGAGGTGCAGGCGTGGACGACGATCGCGGGGAGCTCGGACACATTCAACCGTGCCGATGGCGCGTTGGGCGCGGGGTGGCAGTCGTTTTCGATGGCTCCGGTCATTGCTGGCAACAAGGCTCAGGCTGGCTCCGGCGGCAGCAACAACACCACGAACATACACGCATCGCTCAATTCGGTGTCGCTACCTGGGATTGACCAGGAAGTGCAGTTCACCATTGTTGCTCCGACGGGCACGCTCGACGCCGATCGTGGTGTGGGAGCGATCGTTCGCGGCACCGGTATCACGCAGCGCACCTATGTGGTCGGAGGTGTCACCGGTTCTGCGGCATACATCAACACCTATCAGAACGGTACTGCGACGCAGGTTGCGAACCGCACCAGCTTGACGTTCTCGGCTGGGAACACGCTCGTGTTTCGTGTCCAGGGCAACAAGTACGCGCTGCTGCGAGACGGTGTGGAGATTTTGGTGTGGACCGATTCGAGCAATGCGTTCCCGGTGGATTCGACGTTCACCCGGTGGGGGTTCGAGGTGGCGAACGTCAAGTCGTTTTATTCGACGTCGTACGGCTACGCGGTTGACACGATTTCTGGCCGAACTATATGAGCGAAGGGGCCGTGATGGCTTACAGCAAGTTTCATTCGCAGTGGCGGGACCGGCCGAACTATACGACGCCGGTCACTGCGGCGGCGCTCGATCATATTGAGGAAGGGATCGTTGAGGCGCATCGCCTGGCCGAGGCCGGCGCCGGCGGGGGAGGCGGTGGGATCTTCCTCGACTCCGACGGCGTCCCCTACTTCGATACCTCGGCCACCGGTGGTGGCTCGATTGCTCTGGACGTCGACGGCGTCCCCTACGTGACGGGAGTCTGATCCATGACATCACCAGGTACTCGGCCGGCGTCACAGCGCCTGGTCACCGAGGAGACCGTCGACGACCACATCACACGGGTCGGGGATTCCACTTATGGGCGGGCGTTCCCTGCCTCGCAGACCATCGGCTATGCGAACGGCAACGTCACCTCTGTGACCGAGGACGGCATCACCACGACGTACACGTACAACGCGGACGGCACGGTCGACACCGACACCCGCGCCGGGGTCACCCGCAAGTACACATACACGAATGGCAACCTGACCAAGATCGAGGTGCAGTAACGATGGACCCTGTGACCCTCGGTATGGCGAAGGCTGCCGCAAAACGCAACCACGCCCCACTCTTCACCGAAACCCAATACCGCCGCCGTGGTGGCCCACGCGACATCTTCTTCATCGGCTCGTCCTCGATCGCTCGTGGTTCCGAAGCGTCCTACGTCGGGCACAACAAGGTCGGGTTTGGGTACTTCACCGACGCCGCCTACGTCGGATGGGCGCAGATCCAATCGAACGGACTGTGGCGATACGCAGGGCAGGCCGCGACCGGTGGATACTCCGCGATGCAGGTACGTGACGAGCACCTACCCGTCGCGATGGCAGCGAAGCCGTGGGCGTGTGTGGTGCACTGCGGGCAGAACAGCATCGACATGTTCGCTGACACTCTTGCCGCACTCGATACCGTCTACACCCAGCTGATCGCGGCGAACATCATGCCGATCATCGTCACAGTGCAGCCCCTCGACAACATCGTCGACGCGTCGCTCGTGAACAAGCTGAACGTGTGGCTGCGCCGTCGCGCACGCGAACTGGGTGTTCCGCTGATCGACTCACACAAACTGTTCACCGACCCCGCCACGAACAAGTGGCTTCCCGCATACAGCGACGGCGACAGTGTGCACTCGAACGCGGCCGGAGCGAAGGCGTTGGCGAAACTCTTCAACGACACACTCGCGCCGTGGCTGCCCACATTCGGGGCGTTCGACTTCGCGCACTCCGAACCCGACGCCTCACTACTGATGCAAAAGCCGATCATGATGAACAAGGTCGGCACCTTCGTCGAGTCCTGGTCGGGCAGCCTCGGCACCGGGGCTGTAGTGACGCAGGCCGATCATGCCGACGTCGCTGGAAAACTGTTGACGATCACCTATGACGGATCAGGTTCGGGAGTCACTACATTCGTTGGCGCCACTCAGACGCTTGTGGCGGGACGCAGGTACCGACTCGGATTCAAGTCCAAGTTTGTCCGTCCCGGTGCAGGTCGAATCACGTTCCGGCTCGCGCAGCAGCCCGTGTCCACGGAGGACAAACTTTTCGGGTTCCGAGTGGAGCAAGGGTACGAACTCGGCAGTTACGTGCAGGAATGGACGATGCCGGCGGGGTTGTCGTCGTACACGTTCCGGCCTGCCTTCACGCTCGATAACTCGCCCGCATCGGGAACGGTGTTTCAAATGGGGCAGTTCACGTGGCAAGACCTGACCGGTCAGGGAATCGTCTAGGGCATTGCATCGCGGCTCAGCCAGACAAAAGTGACTGAGCCGCGATGCGCTCGAGCGCCTAGACGGGTAGGGGCTTCTTCGCCTCTGCCGGGACGCCGGCGTACAGGGTGTGGTCCTCGCAGTCGCTGCGCACCACCGAACATGCGCCGACAATCACGCCCTCGCCGATGGTGACGCCGGGAAGGACTGTCGATCCCACAGCGATCCGGGAGCCGTCACCGATGGTGATCGGCGATCCGAAGCCGCGCCCCGACCGCCGCTTAGGGTCGGAGCTGTCGTGGTCCGATGTCAGGAACCGGGCGTCGGCTCCGATGGAGACGCGTCGGCCGATTGTGATTCCCTCTCGGGTATCGAACATCACCCGGTAGGAAACCACAGTCCCCGGACCTATCCGCACGTTGCTCGACTTGAATATGACATGCGCGCGGATGATGGCCCGGCGGTCGATGCCGGGAATGAAGAGCCGCAGTAGCTGTGTGCGGATTCGGGCGGGGAAGATGAATAGTCCGAGTACATCGTTCACGATGAACAGCCACAAGACCGAGTGGTGATCGCCGGCCTCGCGCCACAAGACTTCGCGAATTTTGGAGGCGAGGTTCATCACTGCGAAATGCGGATGGGGTATTCGGACTCAGCGACGGCGGCGAGTACCGCTTCACTGAAAGGCTCCGGTGCGAGGTCAGGGTTCTGTTCTGCGACTGTTCGGAGAAGTGACCATGCGCGGTCGAGTGCCATCCCTTCTCTGATCGGGATAGCCAGGTACGGAGCAAGCTCGTGGTCAGTCATGTACCGGATTGTCCCGCATCTACGCCGAGTCGCAATCCGAAGCCGCTCGTAACGCATCCCGCGGCCCCGCATGAAATGACCCCCGTTCTCTTCGGAGAGCGGGGGTCATTCGTCGTCTCGGAACCAAACCAGCAACCGTCGCGTCCAACCTCACATGAACGTCGACGAGGTTCGCGACCTACTGTCCGTTATGGGGATGCTCGAGCACTTAGGAATGAGGAGCGCGGGCGGTGCTTCCCGGAACCGTAGTCCCCACCGCCCGCGCAGCGAAGAGTCTACGACGACGCACCGACACTCACCTCCTCAGCAGCCTTGATCCACCGTCGCACCGTCGTCTCGGTCACCCCGACTGTCTTTGCGACGGCGCGCTGAGACATGTCGGTGGTGGCGAGCAGCTCAAGCGCCCAGGCGCGACGGTCGACTGTCTCGGGTTCCGATTCGGGTGCGACCTCCTCGACTACCGGCGGCGCAGGCTCGACCTCGGGGACGTCGCACTCGGGTCGCACCTCCTCAGCCTGTGACAGCTGGACGGCAAGGTGAGGTGCGACCAGAAGGCACAGCGGCGGCACGACCGACACCGCGGCGGCGGCGAAGGGGGGCAGCGGCCCCGGCGGCAGCAGCTGAGTCGCGACGGCTGCGACCATGGACATGAGAGTGCCGGCGGCCAACAGCGTCCAGGCGTAGCTGCGGCCGGTGTCGAGTCTCAGGACGCCGCGGGTTGCGACGATGGTGAGTCCGTCGACTATGAGCGGCCATGCGTGGGCGGCGTAGGTGCCGTAGCCGGCGCGCTCCGCGAGGTCGACGAGTTTGGTGTAGGACAGCCCGAATGCGAGGACCGCGATGGCGATCGTCGCCCAGCTGTCGATGGTGTGGACACGTTTCATGGGTTCCTCCGGGGAAGAGCGAAGGGAGACGAAAGTTGTCACGGAGTTGTCACAACTCACGCCACATGAGCAAGGTCCAACCTGTGCCACACGGCGAATAACACCAGGTGGCGGCATCACACTATGCCGCACTACGGGTATCGAATGGACTTAAAATCCGC